GATTTTTATGCCGTATTTACTAAGGGAGCATATGAGATTTATCCAGTTCCAGTTCCTGATTATATAGATTCAGATAATTACGAAAAATATAAAACATTCGATGAAATGTTAATAGGTTGTACGATTTTTGACAAGCCTTTAGGTGAATGCCTAAATAAAATTGAATATTGAGTTATGTAACATATAGCATAGCATTTTATACGCCCTTTCATGTGTGATGATTGGGCGTATTTTTATTGGTGCAATTAGGCGGAGGCCTGTTGTGCTTTTTTTTATTTTCATGTATTTACGGAGGTTTACACATGAACATCGCAGAAGTTTATCAAGCACTCGAACAATTGGAGAACGGTCAAGATCTTATCTCGGCTATTAAGGGGGAGACGTCTCGCCTTAATAATGAGGCTAAGACAACACGTGAAAAACTACAACAACAAATCACGGAATTAACCGGTGAACGTGATACATTGTCAACTCGTGTTACCGAATTAGAACAGTCGGCAGGGGCCAATACTGGTGCTAATTCTCCAGAGTATAAAATGCTCGAAAAGCAGTTAAAAGCTATGAGCGAAAAGTTCGAACTTGCTGAAACTAAAGCAAAAGAGGCTGAGGCAAAGCGTATTCAATCTGAAATTATGGCACAGACACTTGACGCCTTTACTAAGGCAAATGCGGTAGATCCGCAAGAGTTTGCAAGATTGGTTGCCAATGATATTAAGGTACAAGACGATGGCACTTATGGCTATTTAAAAGAGGACGGCACAGTTGGAACTATCCAAGACCGTACCAATGAATGGCTACAAGGTAAAGCATGGGCAGTCAAAGCTACTGGCAGCACTGGCAGTGGACAAGGTGGCACAGGTAGCGGTGGCGATAGCGTCTTGAATGAATTCGCAGCAGCAGCCGGCGTAAAACTTTAATCATTTAACTAATGGAGGTAATTAACAATGCCAATTAACACACTTCAATATTCTCAACAGTTCCAAACTGTACTTGACGCTCAAATGTTGGCAGGTGCAACGTCTGCTTTTATGGAAGCTAATGCAGGCCAAGTCAAATATGACGGTGGTGATACTGTACATATTCCTGAAATTTCTATGCAAGGTCTTGCTAAGTACGACCGTGATGAGGGCTTCAACCAAGGTTCCGTTACTTTGAAATTTAACCCTTACAAAATGACTCAAGACCGTGGCCGTACATTCCAACTTGACTCTATGGACGTAAATGAAACAAACTTCGTTGCAACTGCCGGCACTGTAATGGGCGAATTCCAACGTACACAAGTTATTCCGGAAATTGACTCCTATCGTTATTCTAAAATTGCTGCGTTAGCAACTGCAGAAAGCAAGGTTACTGCTGGTTTTACTCCTGCCGTTGCTACTATCTTGGAAAAGTTAGAAGCAGAAATTACAGACATTCAAGATGTAGTAGGCGAAGATGAGGGCTTAATTATCGTTATGTCCACTAAATTGCGTACTATCTTGAACAACGCAGATAAATTCAACCGCTATTTAAATGTTGCTGAATTCAAAAACGGCTCCGTAAATACTACTGTTAAATCTTTCAATGACATTCCTATCCTTGGTGTTCCGTCTGCACGTATGAAAACTGCTTACGTATTTAATGACGGTAAAACTGCAAACCAACAAGCAGGTGGCTTTAAAGCTGATACAGCTGCAAAAGACATTAACTGGATCATTATGCCTCAAAGTGCACCTATCGCAGTATCTAAAACAGACAAAGTGCGTGTGTTCACTCCTGAATCGAACCAAAAGGCAGATGCATGGAAAATCGATTATCGTAAATACCATGATCTTTGGATTCCTAAAAACCGCTTTGCAGCAATTCGTGTTAATACTGGTGCATAATTAAGGGGTGTTAATAAATGACAAGACTTGTACGAATGAATGAAGTTCAATACGTAGAAACAGATTACGATATTGAACGTTTAATATCCGAGGGCTTTGCAGTTGAGGAGTTGGAGGAAACAGAGCCAACTGACGATACTGAGGATACAGACGAAAAGCCTAAACGTGGTGGCCGTAAGAAAGCTGAGGCGTAATCATGTTACCAGCTGAGGTGTTCGAGAGACGGTTGAGACAGGCCGTTAAATCGAGCACCTTTATGGTGCAAGATGAGGCACAGGCAAGACATAGTTTTACGTCTAGGACGGCTCAGTTGGAACGTTCTATTGATACACGGTTCGACTTTGATAATGGCAATAATGTTGGGGTTGTATATCTTGATGACAAGGCTGCACCTTATGGTGTATTTGTCCATGAAGGTACACGACCTCATATTATTCGTCCTAAGACAAAAAGCGTTTTGCGATGGGCACCTATGGCCGGTAATGGTTTTATATTTTCTAAAGTGGTTCATCATCCAGGCACTAAATCTGATCCATTCTTATACGATGCCATTAATCGTAAGCGTGGCGATGTATATGCTACATTTGCAAAGGCTACGAACATGGCACTTGAAGATATAAGCGGCAGCGATTGGCTTGGAAAGACAGACCATGAAATTAAAATTCGATTATAGGGGGCTCAATGTTATACGACTACACAGAAATGCAGTTCACCGATGAGCTATTAGGCAAAGAGGTACTGCCACAACATGTCGAACGTGCCGAGCAAGGTTTATACGCATTCGCTAAGCGTTTAGGGGTTCCACAGAATGATGTTATTAGGGGTTATCTAGCTGATGAGCTTGTACAACTATATACATATCGTTTTGTATGCTTTGATAAGGCTTATGCGTTGCCAGGTGCTTATACAAGGGACTGTTCGACAGATGATTTTTATAGTAAGAAATTACTATATTTAGACGAACGCATTAAGATTTTAGAAAAGCAGATAACTCCAGAAGATTTGACAGGCGATGCGAAGAAATATGCTCGTTATCGTACGGTTGAAATATACAGGGGGTAATATGTGGCTAGAATTAATGCAACATATTAAATCTATTATTGAAAATAGCGGAGCTGCATTTAATGTCATGCTAGGTGCTATGCGACCACAAGCAGCAAAGATTGACGAGAATGGCGTTATTATGGTTATTCGTGGGGAAACTACGAGGGGAGATAACTCTATTCAGTCTGAATTGCAACAAGAACTATATATCGAGGTTTGGGGGCGTAATGACAACCCAGATTTGGAGGTCGGTTACGAAATTATTGCTAATTTCGAGGATAGGTTCGAAGCAATTATTAATGATCTACGCAAACGATGTGGTGAATTAGACGAAGAGGCTTGCATATTGCAGTCTAATGGCTATCAAATTATAGATTTGGTATGTACAAATAAAACTGGCGACCATGATAGTGTAAGGCCATTGATTGGCACTCAATATCGCTTTATGGTTCGCCTTATTGATTTAAAAGAAGAAACTAACGGAGGTATTTTCTAATGGCACCAGCTGCAACACCAAAAAAATTATTCAAACCGGCTCAAACCGCAATGCCTACAGCCGGCAAGAATTATCTTATCTATTTAAATGTAGGCACTGACGAAACTACAAACGCTGAATGGCTTATCTTGGGCGGTCAACGTAGTGGTGATGTATCTCGTAAGGCAGACGCTATCGACGCATCCAGTAAAGATAGCGGCGGTTGGAAAGTTACAATTCCAGGCCAAAAAGAATGGTCTATCGACCTTGAAACATTACTTATGCCAAACGAAGAAAGCCTTGTATTGCTTGAAAAGGCGTTTTTAAATGATGAAAAAATTCATTTGAAATTCGAATATCCTGATAAGTCCTATATGACTGGCTATGCATCCGTTACAGAGTTGTCCTTGAGTACTCCACACGATGATGTGGCTACATATAAAGGCAGCTTGAATGGGGCAGGTCCATTGTCTGAATTGAAAAAAGCCTAATTTATTAAGGAGTGTGCAAAATGAAAAAAATTAATTGTGATCTTTTCGCTACTGGCGAGACTATCTTTTTCAACATTGGTCGTATTGCCGAATTGGAACAGCTATGGGGCGAACCTATTTTTAAAGCCGTGCAAAGTGGCACAATGACATTTAATCAGCTTATTACTGCGTTTGTTGTAGGTATGAAACAACACGGCAAAAAGCGTGATTATATCTACTATCAAGACAAACTACAAGAACTATTTGACGAGGGAACAGTCCAATATAGCGACCTTGTGCAGTTAATTGTACAAGCCCTTATCGGTAGTGGTGTATTTGGTAAAGCTGCATATTACGCATTATTCCCAGAAGAGGCTGACGAGCAAGCACACTCCGAAGTTGAGGCTGAGGCAGACACAAAAAACTAGAGGGGGGCTATACAGCCCCCTCTTTTAGTATTTGGATAACTAAGGCAGAGCGTATGGCGTATGGTCCGCTTAACTTAAAGCCGTGGGAATTTATGAATTTGAGCCCTATGGAGTATTACAAGTTGGCCGAGGGTTATGAATTAAGAACGGAAATAGAGGACCGCAGACAGGCGTATTTTGTGTGTCTAATGACAAATGTGCATATTGCTGGCAACAGAAAGTTGCGTGTCGAAGATATTATGAAACAATTACACCCTATGTCAGCAGCTAAACGCAAAACCGAAGAAAAGTTATTCATGGAAGAATTCAGACAGGCAGGAGGTGAGTTATAGATCTATGGCCGATACACAAATAAATGTCAAAATTGTTGGCTCGTCCAATAGTGCTGAACAGGCACTTGACCGTGTGGCAAAGAAAGCCGAACAGTCGTTAGGTAAAAGCATCTCAGATAGCCTTGATAATGTTAAGGCTAAGGCTCAAAAGGTCTTTGGGGTGGAAATTCCAGGGCTTATGAATGCAGCCAAAAGTGGTGCTGCCTTTGCAGGTGCTGTGATTGGTATTGAGGCAGCCGGCAGAGCGTTAAAAGATATGGCCGTAAGTGCGATTAAAACCACCGACCAACTAACTCAGTTACGTGCTCGTATTAACCTTATCAATGACGGTACGCAAAGTACTGCGGATATTATGGATAAGGTATATCAAGCTGCTAACCGTTCTCGTGGTAGCTATTTAGACATGGCGGATAGTGTTGCAAAGTTGAATATGCTTGCAAAGGACGCTTTCAGCTCAAATGATGAGGCTATCTATTTTGTCGAACAGTTGAATAAGCAATTTAAAATTGCCGGTGCAAGTGTGGAAGAAACTTCGTCCGCCATGTACCAATTAACACAAGCTATGGCAGCCGGTAAGCTACAAGGCGACGAATTTCATTCCATCATGGAAAATGCACCTATGTTGGCACAAAGTATCGCACAAGAAATGGGCCTAACTGTAGGCCAATTAAAGGAAATGAGCTCGCAAGGTTTAATTACTGCTGACATTATCAAGAACGCATTATTTAATAGTGCGGAAGAAACAAATGCAAAGTTCGCAGAAATTCCTTTGACATTCCAAGATATTGGCACTCAATTACAGAATGATCTTATTGCCGCATTTCAACCAATAATGGAACAAATTGGCTCAATGGCAAGTTCTGATTTATTGGCCGGTGTCCTTAATGAGTTGGCATTTTCGTTCAAGGTAGTGGCTGCAGCTGCACAAGTCGCAATAGCTACTATCAAAGCTGCGTTTGCAGGGTTAAGCGTTACTATAGGCGTTATTAAGAATGTTGTAACAAGTTTTGTTGGAGTATTTACCACATCTATGCCAGCCGTTAGGGCTGCAGTAGTAGGTGTTACGGCTGCTTTTATCTCATACAAAGCCACTTTGTTATTATGTGGTACACAAACTGCTGCACTTACTGTAAAAGTAATAGCATTAAAGGCTGCGGAATTAGCATCTGCAACTGCAACAAAGGCACATGCGGCAGCTATGGCAGTATTAAGGGCTGCAATGGCGGCAGGTGCTACGGCATCCGCTTTACTTGCTGCGGCATTGGCAACTGTTAGGGGCATATATATTGGTGTTCGTAGTGGTGCGTTAGCTGCGGCTGCGGCACAAAAAATCCTAAATCTTGTAATGAGGGCTAACCCAGTCGGCTTATTGATTTCAGTACTTGTAACATTAGTTACTGTATTCGCAACTGCGGCTGCAGCTGGCAATGGTTTTGGCAACACTCTAAGCTCAGTATTTTCAACTATCGTACACACAGCCGTTTGGGGTGTTAATAAGATTATTGAGGCTTTGAACTGGTTAATCGCTAAACTCAATAGCGTTGGTGATAAAGTAGCCAAATTCTTTGGCGGTACATTTACTGCAATTCAACAAGTAGACACCATTTCGGCTGACACTGCACAAGATATTGTTAACACTGCCGGTGATATTATGGGCCAAATTACATCAGGCTTATCTGGTGGCGGTGGCGGAGACATCGATACAGGTGGTTTTGGTGGCGGTGGCGACTATGACACCGGAGGTGGCAAAGGCAAAGGTGGTAAAGGTGGTGGCGGTGGCAAAGGTAGCAAGGGAAGTGGTAAAGATCTTGCGAAAGAGGCCAAACAAGTCCACGAAAAAATCTTACAATCTTTCTTGGAAATGCAAGGCAATCAAGTAGAGTTAGTCGAACTTCAATACCAAAAAGAACGAGACGAGCTTGAAAAATCTAAGTCCGCCAATGCTAACTATCAAGAAGATTTGGAACGACTTAACGAAGTCTATGCAGATAAGCGTATCAAGGCTAAGCAAGAAGAGATGGCAAAACTACGTGCCATTGAAACTGGTATTCGTGATATGCAGAAGAATTTTGCATTTAGTACTGCCGATAAAGACAGTACTGGCTCCGTATCTCCAGCAATGCAGTTGGCAAAAGATTATATCGACCACATAGATGAAATTGAGGACCGCTACGCAGAAATGTCCGACAATTTCATTAAAATGGACGCTATACAACAGCAAAAATATATTGATACTCTAAAACAACGTGGCATTGAGTTCAAAATGAGTGGCGAAGGTCAAATCTCATTTGAAAAAATGAAAAACGAAGAAATGCTAGCGTTACAAGACGAGTTCAATAAAAAAGCATTGCAACAGCATACTGATCTAGTTAATGAAAAGTATGCTATTGATGAGGCTATGCGTACTCAGAACTTCGAGGCACTTCAAGCTGCATTGACAGATGAGTACATTGCCGAGCAACAAAATTATGAGCTAAAAAAGGCACTACTTGAAGAATATAAACAAGCAGTGATGGACGCACATTGGAATGGGCAACAGGTTCTGTTCGATGCTGCAAACGCCGGTTTAGATAGCTTACAAGGTTCTATCTCAGGACTTATTCAAGGTACAACCACTCTTATGCAAACGTTCCAAAATCTTGGCAAAGCTATACTCAAAACTATTGCTGATAGTGTGGCTCAATGGATAGCGGCTCAAATCAAACAAGCCGTGTTTGGTAAAATGTTAGCAGCACAACAGGCTGCAACTGGTATTGCTACGGCTAATGCTCAATATCCGGCATGGGCTGCATTGGCTCAACAAGTTAGTATGGCGACCTTTGGTGCTAGTGCTATCGCCGGTAATGCTGCATGGTCCGCCAACACTTCAGCCGGTAGTGCATTATCACTTGCCAATGGTTCAACTAGCTTTTCATCGCTAAGTAGTGGCCGATTAGAATTACCTAAAATGGCAAACGGCGGTGTAGCTTATGGCTCTACTTATGCTGAAATTGGCGAGGGTAAGTACAAAGAGGCCGTTTTACCTCTAAGTGAAAGCACATACGATGAAATGGGTGCAGGTATAGCACGTGCCGGTGGTGGTGCTACTGGTGGCATTACGTTTAACGTATCCGCTATGGACGCTCATTCGTTTGGTGATTGGTTAGAGAATTCGGCAGGTCGTTCTTTACGACAATTTTTAGTTAATCAAAATAGGGAATTTGTGGCTACGGAGGGTACATGGTAATGGCAGATTTATTGAAATTTCCGGACATTAGAACCCTTGCGTGGAAGTCTACAAAGTCTCAAAAGTGGGACACTAAGATAAAACGTACAGGGAGTGGTCGAGTGCGTACCATGACAACGTGGCAGTATCCTCAATATACCATTACAACTGAATTTGCAATATTAAGCCCAGAAGAACATAAGCGTCTTATGGGCTTTTATGCATCTGTAAAGGGTGGTACGGTTCCATTCTTGTGGTTGGATCCAGAGGACTACGAAGAAAAGGGTATTCGTTTAGGTACTGGGGCTCAATCTGAATGGCAAGCAGTTCGCTTGTATGGCGATTTTAGGGAACCAGTCGCACATATTGAAAAGCTCAAATTATATGCTAATGGCTCACCAGTAAATGCAGTATCGGATAGGGGTGTTATTAGATTAGCACCAGGGGTAAGAGTGGCACCTACTGCCATTATTACTGCTGACTACACATATTATTGGAAAGTCATGTTCAGTGGCGACTATACTGACGAAATCGTTTTTAAAGACATATTTAAGTCTAAATCGTTTAAATTGGTAACGGTGAGGTGATTATAAATGAAACAAGTTAGCGAGGCTTTAAGCGTTCATTTAAGCTCATCTCAGACGTTTGTATCGTGCGACTTATACGAACTCAAACTCAAAAGCGGTATTTCTTACTACTGGGCGGACACTGATGCCGATGTTGTTTATGGTGGTAACACTTATAAGGGCGATGGGCCAATTATTGTGCGTGAAAAGATTTCAACAAGCAGTACCGTTAGCGTTGATAAGTTGAACGTTACAATAACTGCTAATCAGTCCGACCAAATTGGCGGTGTGCCAGTCTTAACTGTTGCTCATAATGGCGGTTTAGACGGTGCCACTTTAAATTTGAGACGTGCGTTCTTCGGCGATAATGGAAACGTTATTGGATGTATTGATCTGTTCAAGGGTATTTGTGAAGTAACACAGGGCGGTGGCTTTGCATTGAAAATTAATGCAAAGTCAGTAGTCCAAAGGCTCAATATTGAATACCCTAACAGACGATACTATCCACAATGTCCATACTCCGTATATTCCAAAGAGTGTGGCGTTGATATTACAAAGTATCGTAAGCGTGTTACTGTAACAGCGGTTACTGGCACCAATACCGTGCAGATTGACACTAGCTTTGAAAAGGGCTATTACACTGCCGGCGGTATGGAATGGATAAGCGGACCACTATCAGGGCAAGCAACTCAAATTATGGATAGTGCTACAAATACAATCGTCTATATGAGTGCTACCAATACGGCACCTCGTGTTGGCGATGTAGCTTATATCTATCCAGGGTGCGACAAAACACCTACAACTTGTAAGGCCAAATTTAATAATTTTAGTAGGAACAGGGCAACGCCTTATGTTCCGTTAAAGGAGACAATACGATGAGATTGACAACAGGTGAAATGATTGCCGAGGCTGCAAAAAAGTGGATAGGCACACCGTATCAAAATAATACTATGGTTCATGGTGTTGGTGTCGATTGCTCCTATTTGTTGGTCGCTGCATTGGTGGATAGTGGACTCATGAAACGTGATGCAATAGAAATAGAAAATTATTCTAACGAATGGCATTTACATCGAAGCGAAGAAAAGTATTTGAAATACGTTCAAAAAGTAGCTGACGAGGTTCCTATTAATGATATTCGTATCGGTGATTTTCTTTTATACCAATATGGTCGTTGCATTTCTCATGGGGCTATCTATGTCGGTAATAATTTAGTCGTGCATGCGTTTGTTGATCTAGGCGTTATCTATTCATCTATTGACGATGTATTATTCTATGACGCAAAGGGCAGAAGTCGCTTGCGTGCGGTTTATAGGTTTAGGAAAGGGGACAAATAATGGGCTTTCTATTTAGTCGAGGGCGAAACACTACCAATCGAGCTGATATGATAGGCGACTTTCAAATCAATAGTGCCTCATATGGTGAAGTAGTTCCAGAAGTACTTGGCACTACACGATTGAGTGGCAACATTATTTATTATGATGATTTCACCCCTCATGAACATAAAACCACTACACGAACTGGCAAGGGCGGTGGCTCAAAGCATACTGAAATAACCTACACATATACAGTCGCATGTGCGATTGGCTTATGTGAGGGGCCAATACAAGGTATAGGCAAAGTATGGCGAGATAAGGAAATATACGATTATCCTAATGAAAAAATTGAGCTTACCGCATATAAAGGTGATTATGGACAAGCTCCATGGCCGTATGTTTTATCTAAGCATCCGGAAAAGGCATTGCCTTATAGTGGCTTGGCATATATGGCCGGTGTTGTTGATTTGGGCGAGCGTGGTAGCTTGCCTCAATTCAACTTTGAAATAAAAGGTAAATTGTTAGAAACTGGCGACGGTGTTGACGTAAACCCTGCGGACTATATCGTTCACGTATTAAAGTCAATCGGTATTGATGATGTTAATATTGACGGCTTGGAACACTACAGGGAATATTGCAAGGCAGTTGATATTCTTATCAGTACACCTCCAGACAGTAAAAGTACAAAGGCTCAAACTGTAATTAATGATATAGCTGAAATTACAAATAGTCTTGTCTTTTGGTCTACAGACCGGCTTAAAATTGTACCGTTAGCAGATAAGCCCATAGGGACGTGGAGCCCATATAACCAAATTCAATACAACTTAACTGCTGATGATCTTATTCCGTCTAGCGATGGACAGTTAGTTATCTATAAAAGGAAAGATAGTTCAGAAAGTTATAACCAAGCTACAGTTGAATTTATTAATCGTGCGAATAGCTATGAAAAGGAGACAGTCGCATTTGAAATTGTGGCCGATGTGCAAAAAAATGGTTTAAAGCCAGCCTCCAAGAAGTCTGCACATTATCTCTATACTAAGGCTAGGGCACAATACTATGCTGAGCAATTAGCCATGAAACGGCTATACGCTAAAAACCAATATACATTCCAGTTAGACTGGGCTTTTTGTAGATTGGAGCCAGGCGACCTCGTTACACTTACTGACGAATTATGTGGCTTAAATAATCAAATAGTCGTTATAACATCTGTATCTGAGGCAGCAGACGGACAGTTAGAAATAACTGCCGAGGGAAAACCTCCAGGGACATATGCTCCTGCCAAGTACAATGTACATGAAAACGAGCGACCTTTTATTGATTATAACCAAGCTGCACCAAGCGTTAATGATGTTGCTATATTCCAAACCGTTGGCGATGTTGGTGGCAATCAGGTATTTGTTGGGGTTAATGCTCCGAGCGGTTGGGGTGGTTGCTCCGTATGGGTATCTGATACAGGCGAAAACTATCGCCGTATAGGATCTATCACTCAACAAGCTAGAATGGGCAGAACCAAAAATGCGTTTGATAAGTCTGCGAATGTATGCGATGTAGTACTCAATCAAGGTGTGTTGAAAACTGTAACACATATCGATGCTGAACGTGCCAATACGTTGTGTTGGATAAATGGCGAGGCGTTGAGCTATGAAACTGTAGAAACTCATCCGGATAATTGGTATACATTAAAAGGTTTAGTTCGTGGACAATATGGAACTAATGCTATTAACCATAATGCGAATGAACGGTTTGTCAGAGTTGACGAGGCTTTATTCCGTTACCCTTATCGTAAAGAGGATATTAACAAGATGGTATATCTCAAGTTCACTTCATTAAATCTGTTTGGTAGTAATGAACAGGGACTTGATGAGGTGCAAGAGTACACTTATAAAATTGTTCCATACTATATCCCAGAAGTTGATAATTTAACGTTATTCACTAAGTATTATGAAATTGGTAACGGTGTATTGTCATTTGATGTAGTAGCTCAATTTGATGTACCTCAAATCAATAGTTTTGATACAGTTGAGCTATGGTACCGTGAGGGCAATGCAAAATGGAAGTATGGCGGTAATGGTAAAGGTCAAATCTCTATTAGTGGCTGCGAGCTTGGACATACTTACGAAGTAAAGGCCGTTGTAAAAGACGTACATGGAAACACTTCGCAAGGTGTTACAAAGTCCATTACTGTTGCCATGAAAACGGAAGTTCCTAATGCACCTCAAGGCTTTTCTATTACCTTTAGTGATAAGGCCAATTTCAACTGGCTTGAAGTTCGTAACGCTGACGTTGATTTTTACGAATTGCGTTTAGATACACGAACAGGCCAAACAGATGGCTTGATTGGTAAAAGCAATAATACTACTTATAGTGGTATGCTACGTGAACGTAGCGGAAAAGTCTATTTATATGCACATAACCCATCAAAAGGCTATGGTGCACCAGCTGAGCTTACCTATAATGTGCCAATTCCACCTAAGCCTACGAATGTCAAATTAACTGGTACTATTAGCGGTATCGGAGTAGTATTTGAAAGCATTCCAACTGGCTGCAAGGGTGCCAATGTCTATGTCGATAATACTGTATATTTCACATCTACTAATGCGATGAGCATTCCTATTGAGGCAGGCGTTTACTCCGTTAAAGTTGCTTATGTCGATATCTTTGGTGAGGGGCCAAGGACTGATTCAACAAATATTACTGTAAAGGCCAAAATCGATAGCAAATTGCTTGATATGGAAGAACTTGGCATATCTGATATGGATAAGGCAGTAAAGGCTTTAAAAAATGAAGTTGGCACAGTTAAAACTAGCGTTGACGGTTTTCAAAGTAAACTCATTGACCAAGCCAATGCATTCCAACATAGTATTAATGATCTAAACACTAATTTAGGTACGCAAATAACTCAAATCTCAAATGGTATCGAGTTAAAAGTAAGTAATGCACTCAACCGTCTTGACGGACAAGAGATTATAAGCCGTATCAACTTAACTCCGGCAGGCACTAGAATTGACGGCAAATTATTGCATGTTACTGGTGCAGCGTTGTTTGATGATAACATCATCACGAAGAAAATGCTGCAGGCCGGTTCAGTTACTGCCGATAAAATGCAAGTTGATAGTTTATCATCTATCACTGCCAATATTGGTGATTTAAGAGGCGGCACAATTACTGGTACTGTTATAAAAAATGCGTCCAATACGTTTAGTGTAGACGCTGACGGCAATATTAGAGGTGTAAATATTACTGGTTCGAGAATTGACGCCAATAGCGTATATGCTAATGGCGAACCGCTAAAAAACACCAATTTTATGAGCTTGCATGTAGTTAGTGGACAAAAAATCAACTTGCCAGCCGGTTATAACTATGAGCGATGTTTATACTACCTAACCAACATTAAAATGCGTGAAAGCTCAGTATATAAAATTACTGGCCGTTATTTTAATGATAGCGATATGAACAAAATTCATGATTTCAATAATCGCTATTCAATGTATTTTAACGATAGGCCAGGCAGTGGCAAAATTGATGATTTAGACAGCGGCCATTGGATACATGGGGAGCCTTTGCAAAATCGTGTATTCTTTCCTAATGGTGATATTCCAGACGGTGGAACTTTTTCGTTCGGTAGAGGTTACCCTAAAAACAATGCAGCCTCTCAAAGTGCTAATGCTAAATGGTTTAAGGGTTGCGGCATTACAAAAGATGGTTATTTTTATTATTTCTACAACGCCGGAAATTTTGGTTATTATGGCGAGGCTGATTTACTCATCGTTTCATTCTGGTAAGGGGTGTATATATGGATCTAGTTAAACGATTAAATGAGACGATACATATCGGCGAAGATTGGCGGCGAGCTTACACAATCACAGATGATATTGATATAAGCCAAGCCAGTGCCGTATGTAAGATACGTAGCAAGCAAGGTAAATTACTTTGTGAGGCTGAGACAGTAATAGACAATAAAACTATATTTGTTACTATCTCCAAAGAAACAACATTAGAGATTAATAAGATATACACTAAGGCCGTATATGATGTTTTTCTCACTCAAAACAATGTCTCTCATAAGTTAATTATGGGGGACATTACTATTATTCATGATATTTCTATGCATTAAAGGGGGGTTCATTATGGCAGAAACAAACGCACTTCAAGAAATTTTGGTTACATTAGGCGATAAGGCATTGAATGTAAATGTAAATATTCCAGGCATTAAGGGCGATAATGGGCAAGACGGCCGCAATGGTGCTGACGGTTTAAGTGCATACGATATTGCACAATTAGAGGGCTTTACAGGCAGCCGACAAGAATGGTTGGACAGTTTAAAAGCAAAAGTTACATTACCTGAAACTGTAACAGAACTTAAACGCAAAAATATTTATATTGCTGATAATCAACTCGATACAGTACTCACTAAAATAATTGATCTAATGGGCGATAGTATTAACGTTACACCTAAACCTTTAGGATATACAAAACCTCGTGTAGGTCAAAACTTTATTAAATTTACAGGTGAGCCACATTTCAAAGTATCGTTGAATGGTGGCGACAAAGTAGAGTTTGAAACAACAAACTTAAAGGTAAATATCCCTGCAGACGCAGAAAATAGCGTTCGTGTTGATTATTACAACTTGCTTGATGAGGTTATCAAAACAGTTGTTATCACTCTTTCAGATACTGCGAGCGATGAGCTCGATATGGGGGCTTATGTTAAGGACGTAGAATTAAAACCACCAACAGGAGATTATTATTCTCATGTCGCTGGTACAGGTAAAGTGTATGAAAACGGTGTTAAATTAATATTTACCGAACTTAATAATCCTCAGAATCCAGATTCAGCCGCTTATGTAGCATCTCAGGTGTTTGGTGAAATTACAAACAATAATACTGTTGCAAATGTTGAGCTTGATTTTACCGCAGTTCCTGATGGCGAAAGTATATTAAATAAAGACGGAAATAACTTCGAATATTATTTGTGGAAAGGTACAGACACTACTGCCGTTAAGGTTAAAAAATCGCAAGTATTTACTACAGGCATGTTCCCTGGCCAACCAAATATTGTAGGTCAATTTAATGAAATTACATTCACTGGTGTTGGAGGCCCTCCAGGTGTTCCACATAAAAAAGTAAAAATTAATGGGTCTGAGGTTATCGAAATGAATGACTTTGCCAGCTATACTTACAGTTTTGATACTGATAGCATTACTTATGGCGACATGGTTTAGGTGAGTACAATGCAAGAATTAACAAATTTTCTATGCGAGGCATGGCAAACACTTACTGAATCATTCGCAATCAAGGCTTTGTTGGCGGTAATAGCAGAAGTCGGCATATACATGTTGGGTCTTAAACATGTTCAAGTTTTAGGTATATTCATATTGCTTGTCTTTTTAGATCTAATCACTAAATGGTCTGCCATTAGTTACCAAATGCTCATAGATTTAGGGGCTAGTCCTGACAATATTAGTACTTCAGATAAGTATATTGCAATTCCTGTTGCATGGGGTAAAGGTTTAATTAACTCTAAGCACATGCGAAAACCTTTTGTAACAAAGGTGTTGACGTATTGTCTAGCTACTGCCGGTGCATGGTGTTTTGATTTTATGGCAGGCAATTATGCCTTTGCCGTAAATCTAGTATGGCTATATCTTGGCTCCGTCGAGTTCCTTTCTATTCTCGAAAATATGCGAGACGGTGGTAATAGTACTATTTCAGGTCTATTGGAATTAGTACAAAGCAAGGTTGACGCATTATTAAAAAAATAACGTTTTGTATGAGGGCTGCATATAGCAGCCCTCTTTTAATTTGAAAGAGGTGTATATAATGAAAATTGGTGCATATTTTGATGATTTTGAGTTCGCTTGTAATTGTAATAGACATGAAGTCGATGAAAACGGCCATAATAAATTGGACCATATCATCGATAAACGTTTAGTAGACTTATTAGACGCTATCCGTGAACGTTTAGGGGTGCCATTATATATCAACAGTGGTTACCGTTGCCCAGAACATAATGAGGAAGTAGGGGGCGTTTCTGATTCTCAACATTTAGAGGGTACAGCAGCCGACATTACATACGATGGCATTGATGTTGACTACTTGGCACAAATTGCCGAAGAATGTGGTGCCGATGGTATCGGTAAATACTATAATCAAGACTTCGTACACGTTGATGTGCGAGGGTACGAGGCTCGTTGGTCTGATCTTGATTAGAAAGGGGCTATATATGTATGAGTACATCAAGAAGTACATCAATGCAGTTAAATCTCAAATTACTGTTAAGCGGTTTATTCTTGTTTGTGGTTGTGTGTTGCTCCTCATTGGTGCATGCCAACTCATTGACGGCTACTTCACCGCAAGAGCCAACTATCAGCGTGCCATTGAGCGACTGGAACAAGCTCAAGGAGCACTTGAGGACAGCCGACGCCTCAATCGAGAACTCAACAAACTCATTGAAGCAAGCCGACAGCTTAACAATGACGCAGGCGACCGAATTAAAAGAATTGAGGGTTATCAACAGCGAGAGGGCGAAAGCCTTAACCGAATTGAGGACAATCAACGAGAAACAGGGGCAAGAATTGGAGAAAGCCTCGAGCAAAATAACAGAGCAAGAGCAGAGATTAAATCAAGCCTCGAGCTCATTAGACGAATTGAAGAACGAAATCAAAAATAATAGACGAACAGAACAAAGGTTACGTAGGCAGCGTGATACATGGGCAATTAGTAATGCTGCATTATTCCTTGCAGGTGCGTTGCGTAGATAGACGGAGGTGATCCAATATCTCCTTACTGCATAAAGGTGGATATGCAGACAACTTTTGTTAATTAAATATAGGGCACTTACTATTACAGTAGGTGCCCTTATTTTTTTTGCAATAATTACGAACAAACGTTTGACTTTAACAAGAATAAGTTATATAATGTAATCAAGATAAGAAGTGATTAAGCTACAAGGAGGCTTACAAAATGACAGTACAAGAATTAAACAATATCTTGATTAAACAAAATCAACATCTAGCAGTAGAAAAGTTCAGAACTGGTTATGAATGTTTTAGCATTCACACTAACAAACTATATGCGGTGGCAAACACTGTAGATGAATTATATACAAAACTATTAAATGCAAACTTAATTTACTAGGAGGACAAACATCATGGCAAAACGTATTCCACTATCTTTTATTACTTTGGCAGTAGCAAAACAACTAACTACTACAAACCCTATGTACGATGCAATTTCTGATTTAATCTACATGATTGAACATGACAAAAGATATAGAACATTAAAAGATAAATTAACTGCACTACGTAATAGATTGGTAGAGATTGACGAAGAATTAGGTTACGAATAATTGTTAAGATCTGGCTGCACTAAAGAGTGCAGCCAGATAAAAGGAGATATAAACATGAAAATGATTAAAAATCAAACAAGCGTTGATGAATTAAATAAAACATTAGAAAAGTACGCAGAACATCATGCTAATGGAATGATAACTACAGACGAATTGTCTGATATTCTAGTTCGTATCATAAAACGTAAAATGCAGCTTGCTAAAATAAATTCATATAGAGAATTAACCACATATATTAACCATGTATATTCTCTATATATGAACGGTGAAATAACCGACACAGAATATGAAACAACAAACATTGTTATTGACGATATGATTAGTAAGGCTTTTAAATAGGTGATATAATGTACAAAATCACAATGCTTAATGACTACGCTCATTACTTTAAATCTTATAGGTATATAGACAGTCAGACTATAATAATATATCCGCAGGGGCATATTATTGATCTTGACATGATTAAAACAGGAATTGAGGTTATATAATGGCAAATAATAGAAACTGGGGTGGCCTCCGAAAGGGGGCCGGTGCTCCTATTACTGTAGGTTCAGAAAATCGACGTAAACAGAGGGTTATCTCATTGAATGATAAAGAATATGAGACATTAAAAGGGATAGCCTCAGAACGGCAAATAAGCGTATCAGAATTAATTAGAATTACGTTCAACCTTGATACGGCAAACGAAACGGCAAATAATGAAAACAAATAATCGTATTTAATGTAAAATAATATTATATATAACTGCTTGGCCATACTTTTAATGTGAAATATAATAGCGTATTGAAAGTGAGATAGTAATAATCGTATAATTATATGGTTAAGTATATTTTCTAAGGATTGGGGTTTATGGGAGATTATAATTATAAGTTGGATGTCTTTGAAGGTCCTTTGGACTTGCTTTTACATCTTATTGAAAAACATAAAATAGAAATCACCGATATTCCTATCGTTGAAATTACGAGTCAATACTTGGAATATTT